CATTTTATCTCCTAAATCTAAGCCCCAATTGTGAGGGGAATTGTTATATCTTCCAAATTGAAAGAGCTACTTGTTGCCCCATAGGAGCTTCCATACGATAAACCGTAACCGTACTCCACTAATTCTGCTAAAGAGTATTGCAACGTACCCTCACCATCTACTGACGTGATAATTGGAATTACCATCTCATCAATGTGTTCATAAGCGAATGTAATATCTATCCCTGTCACTGTGAATACGCTAGTATCTCTCATAACAGGCACTTGTCTTAATCCTCCAACCTTTAAGATAGATAACCCTTTATCAGAGAATATATACCTTGTAGGGGAGAACTTAAATAATGCTTCAAATTGTTTTGCTATACTTGCGGCAGATGCAGAGCTTGTAGATGTAGGCTTCTTACCTACAAACTCAAACCTAACTACTGTTTCATACACTGTATTGATTTGTTGTTTTAAAGTAGTGCCATCAACATATAATGTCTCAGTGCCTTTAGATATTGCCGTATCACTAATGATATTACACATCACATAGGTTGTGGTTGGTTCTACACCATTACCATATTCCCATATAAACTTAACACCCAACCCTAGAGAGTTTACTGCACTAGCAATTGCATTTTCTATTGTATCGTATGTTGAGTTAGCTATAATTGCCACTATACTAACTCCTCTCTGATACACACGGCTTTGGTGTGGTTTAAGACACCCATGACATAAGTGTATTCTTCCTTAACATCATGTTGAACACCGTTCCATAACACCTTATCACCTTTCTTTAACAGAGAGCCTTCTTGTGTCATGCTTAGTGGTGTAGTAGTGTAGAGCTTAATAGCCTCTTGACTACTATCACCTGCCTTACCCTCTTTGTCTCTACGCTTAACAAGATGTGGTTGAACATTAGCAGTTATTGTAAACTCTGTGTATGTTGGTTCTACCCATCTACCGTCCGTGTTATAACTTCCTGTATTTGTTCTACGCACTGTCACTGTGGTACTACCAACAGAAAGAAATCTTGGTATTAGCATCTATTAGCTCCTTGTCTTTCTTCCCTTGGTTGCCTCTTTTGCAATAGGCTCTTTAACATCGTCGCCAACATTACCAATGACCACTTTGTTTTTACCGTATGCTTTAGGGCTTATCACCATCCACTGTAGTTTATTTCTAAGTTGACCTGTCTCTATAAGAATATCTAATGGGTATCCTTCACGTCTTTTCTTTGCTATTGTTCTAGGTCTTAGTTCTGTGAAGTTACCTGCATCAATCTCTTGTTGTACTGTTTTACACAAGTTTAAAGCAAAGGCTCTTAGTCTATGCTGAAAGGCATTCTCTACACCACCTTTTGTATTCTTAACTCGCCCTAATAGCTCTTGGCCAAACAGGAAAGGAACAACTTTAGGTATTAGTATTGAAGCTCTAGCAATGCTTTGAGTAAAGAATGGTCTCTTCTTATAACCACCTGCACCTGCTGCTTGTCTGTATTCATGCCACATGGCAATAACAGCAACAGGGAGGCCATGTCGTCTATCTTTTGGGTCTGCACCCTCATAAGTCTTATCGAAGTAGCCCCATCTTATTTTCTTTGTTCCAAAATCAACTAATCGCTTCTGTAACATATTTAATTCTGTGAGGTCTATCTTTACTTTATTTTTCCAAGATTGGCCTCTTTTAAGTTTTACAGCCATATCTCACCTCAAGTATTAAAAGGATTTTCAGGATATAAAACGGGGTCTTTCTCATACGACGGAACACCATCTGTACACCCAATATAAAATGGTTTTTGTACAGCATCAGGGTCATTAGCTCTAGTAGCCATATCAGAACGACTTATGCCACCAGCAAAAGGTATTGCTGTGATAGAATCTATAGATGGATTTGTGATTGCTAATTTAACAGCATCAAGGTAGTTACGGAAGTAGTCGCTGCCGTACACTTCAATATCACCTGCACGTTCTCTTGTGTATCTTGAAAGGGCAAACAATAAAACAGTGAATATTTCTCTAGTTGCTCGTCTTTCGTTCTGTTCATTTTTAGTATAGTAATATGTGTAGGTAGCATCATCAAGTATCTCTACTGAATATATGTCTCCAACATTTAGGCGTAAGCGGTCTATAGCTGACGTTGATGGTGATGCGGTATAAGCCACCATTAATCTCCTTTTTATGGGGCTTACGCCTCATTAATCTGTTATTTCTACTGCGTAGTTCATCAAAGCCTTGTAAACTCTTGAATCTAGTTGGTGTTTATAATCTTTTGCGACATTTTTAATAATAGACTCCTTGAATACTTTATAACGCTCAAAAGCCTCTTGCTCGGTACTGCACAGCCCTAAGTTTTTCATGTTTCTTCCGATACTAATTTGTGAAGCATACCTACCTGTTTGTTTATCTAAATGAACCCCGATTGGGTACTTTCCTCTCTCAGCTTCTCTTTTAACAAGAAGTTGATTTAGCCTTTGGGGTACGAACACACAAACACTTTCTGAGTATATTTTGTTGCCTTTTACAAGAATGTCTTTATCTAAAGCCCATCTCTTGCCGCCGTCATCTATATTTTTAAAACCTACCTGTTCCTGACACCACTCGTAGAAAAAAGAATAATGTTTAAAGTTTTCAGAGCAACTTGTACCCTCATAGTTTTGTTGAATACTCCAAAACTTAGGAGTACATCTTTTAAGCATACTTGTCCATAATGTATACTCTTTTAACTGCCCACCACTGTTTTTATTAGAGGACGCATACGCCCCATCATTATAGCCGACACCATGTACTAACCGTGAACCTGCTTTACCTGCCATATACACCTCTACTATAAAAGGTGTATTATACTACAATTATTATTATATTTCAACTATTATTTAATTATTAATGAAGCCCCTTTCAGGGCTTCAATCGTGCAACTTATTAAGTTGAACTGTGGAGACGTACAATCAACTGTGGCTTCTTACAGACGTGGATAATGTTAGCTTCAGATTCAAAGCTAATACCATTTCCCTTGCTGTCGTTATACTGGAATACATAAGCTTCCATACCTACAGTGTTTACTAAGTCCATTTTCAACGCAGGGGCAGCAAACGAACTAAACACTTCGGTCAAACCAGTAGGAACTAAACGGCATTCACCTGAAGGAATGTAACGTGTACCATCTGGTTTCAAGCCACGATATTCAACAAAACGAACACCACCGTAAATAAATTCACGAGTACCTTTTGGTAAGTCACCGTCTAAGCGGTTACGCAACGGCTCTTGTGTAGAACTATACTGAGAGTAAGCTGTTTGTACTTTAGGGTGTTTGATTAAGTTAGCAAAAAACTCAGGAGAGCAAATAGCTACGAAGCCTGTAATACTGTCTGTGCCATCAAAACGGTTGTCAGTGATGTAAGCCACACCTTCTTCGATTTTACCGATAATATCAGTAGTAGAAGTGCCGAATACAAAGTCAACCTCTTTACGGGTTACACCGAAATCCGTGTAGTAGTTAACTGACACTGTACCAGAGGGCGAATACACAGTACCGTCTTCTAACAACTTAGCACGAGCAACTTCCATCAAACCAGCGTGTGCGCGGCGAATACGAGCAAGTTCACGCGCTACAGCAGCAGCTACGGTGTCAGCTTGGTCATTACTACCATAAGCAGTTTTGCCTTGAATTTGTTCAGGGCTAATAAAACCATCTAAAGGGTAATGAGGGATTGGATAAGAGCGTAACTTACGAACTGCATCCTTAGTGTACACGTTACGTTGACCGCGTACTTGGTCAATCATAACAGCTGTGTTTTCAATAATATCCTCAAAAGATACAGTGTTAGTTGTAACACCTTGAGTTGCACCGAAAATACCTAACTGATTAATAATATTCCATTGCGAAGGAATAGAAAGTAATTCAGTGGTACGGTCAATAACTTCAAAGTTGTTAGTATAACTACGAACAATCGCCATGTTTAATTCTCCTTATTAAGCTACGACAGGGAACGAGCCAATCTGTGTACGGCAGATAATGCCAACAGACTCAAGTTCACTATACATTTTTGTTTTTTCCGCCGCAGTGTCGATTGACGCACCGTAAGTCAGAGTTTCTTTACCAACAATAGCAGCACCACGAATTAACGCAATAACCGATGTATCAGTAGTGGCTGCAATACTAGATTCGCTAAAACTACCGTCTTTTGCAGAGATGTAAATAGCACAAGCTTTTGCACTACCATCGGTAGCTGTTGCTTCAACCATCTTGTATTTATAATCGCCAACAACTTCAACAGAGATGCTGTCACCAACTACGAAGTCAGTTGCGCCATCGGCTAAAGTAAATGCTAATTCATTAGAGTACGCTACAGCTACAGTGCCATAACCAACTACATTGTTGCTTGGGTCACGAACGATAAAGTCACCAGCATTAGTTGCTGCTTTAATAATGGTAACAGTGTAAGTACCGCGTTTTGCTTTACCTGTAATTGTAACTGTACCGATAGAACCGTTACCAGTGTTACCTGCGGCTGCTGTTGGTGTTACAGATGTTGCTACGAAAGTTTTACCTAACACTGTACCGACTGGATAGGTTTTAGCACCAGCTTCATACACGGTTACAACGTCACGGCAAATGCCAACGCTTGATTCTTGTTCATATTTAACAACAGCGTTAAAACGTGTTGCTTCAGTTGCGACTAAACTCATTTATTAATCTCCTTAGATTACTGTTTTGGGATATATTTTGCTTTAAGGATTTCAGCTACCTTGTCAACGGATTCATCCGACTGACTGCCAGCTACACCTTTTTCTTTCAAAGCTTCGGCTTCTAAATCCGCACTGCTTTTAAAGGATTTAATAACAGTAGCGAATGAAACATCATCTAATGGAGATAATGATTTAAACAATTCTGCTGCTTCTTCTTTTGGCTTTACAGCCTCTAATTGTGCTAAACGAGCTTTCTGTACTTCAGCTAATTTCTCAGCCTTCATCACTTCAACCTCATCTTTAGCTTTCTGTACGTCTGCTAATGCTAGTGCCAATGCACTGTCAGCAGCTTCTTTAGCTTTTTGCATCTCTGCTAATTGTGTTTGAACAGTGTTCAACTCATCTTTAGCTTTTTGTACTTCCTTATCCACAGGAGTCTCCTTTTTACTTTGTTTTACTGGATTTTTGGATTTCTCAAGATAAGATTCAAACTTACCTTGCGTACTCCTAATAGACAGTAAAGAAGCTACATTCAAATCTTGAATAGTTTCTATACCCTCTTTAACAGACTTTAAAATCTCAACCGAGTTGATAAAATCTTGTTTTTCTTTTTCACACTCTGCTTTATAATCTTCCCAAGACATCTCACTCTTATCTTGTTCGGACATATCTTCTTCATCTTTGAAGCCTAAGATTTCTGTCAGAATGTCAGCGTCATCACTGTACACATGAAAGAACTTCTCTAGGAAATCATCAAATGGTAGTGTCACCTTAACCATTGTAGCCTTTTCAATGTCATCATCTAAAATGTCATCTACAGACTTCATTACTAAAGCCTCTGTATAACCTGATGCTGCACCACCCTGACTACGGTGAACCAAAGCAACGTGATGTGTGTCTTTATCGAATCGGTACTCATGTACTAAACGTTTAGCTTTCTTTTGTTCTTTTTCATCACTCATTGTTTAATTCCTGATAAACGGCTGTAGCACCAATGCTGACACCTTGTATTTCATTGTTCTTAACCATTGTCCACAAAAGCTCACTGTCCGTGTCACCTTCAGGAAACTGCCACCATTGAAGCCAACTTCCTTTCTTCACTTCAATACCTGTATCAGTTGTAAAACCAACAGGAGTGATAAAGGATTGCTCAATCTTAGCCTTCTCTGTATTGACACGGTGAAACAAGTTAGCCTTATTGCAAACACTGTTAAAACTGATACAGGCTTTTTCAACACACTCTTCTGTGTTAGTGTCGCCATGCTCATCAATTTCATCAGGTGCTAGTACAACAAACATAGCTCTACGTTGTTCAATATCTACAGCTTTAGTTACTTCAACAGTTGGCTGTACGTCTTTCAATGAACTACCATCTAAACCAAATGTGCTAGTAAGTAGTACGGCTAATTTATCAGCTAACACTTCCACCACACTTTTCTTTACATTACTTTGTGCCATTACGCTGCGTTCTCCACGTTAAGGTCTGAGGTGTTATTAGTCGCTACTGTATTCTTACGAGTACCTTCACCACTTGGAGACATAAACCCATCACCACTGCGAGAAGTAGCTGCACCTAAAATAGTGTCTAGCTCCTCTTGTGTTGTGTTGGCATCAATACGGTGTGGTAGGTCTACCATCTCAGCAATAGCGTTAACATTGTCATGTGTTTTAGCAATAAGCCCTGTAGCAGCTAGACGTTGAATAGCTTTAGACATAACTTCTAAATCAGCTTCTTCAATATCGCCATAAACAAACTTAGGGTATTCCTCATCGTCCCAACCATTGCGTTTAAACAAGTCGGGTATTAAGTCTTGGTTTAGTACGTCTTGAATCTCTTGTAATCTTGACTCAACGGCCATAGATAACATATTTGTTTTACTATCAGCTAAACTAAAACTGCCTACATTGTTTTTCCCAACTGTCAAGACATCACAATAGAGAGTTGTTAGTATTTTGTCATCGTACCTGCGAATAGCTGTATCAATATACTGACTACCACTATTCTGAACAGATAACAAAGAGAACTTAAAATAAGGCATCTTTGTTTCAGGGTCATACATTAACGGTGTAATTAACCCCGCTTGTTCATTGTTGTGTAGATTAGTAATAATCTTTTGATACATTTGGTACACAGCTTTATCTGCTACACTAGCATCTTCTGCCATATACTTAGGGTGTAACTCTAAATGAGGAACACCACCCATATTACGGCTATAACCTACAGCTTCAATTTCCTCTAGTTGTGTTCTAAACTTCCAAGCTGTGTAACAACCAACTAAAGGGCTTGTACCTTCAGGGTTATCTTTAGCTACGTCTGTACGAAACAACATAAAAGATTTACGAGGTATTTCAATCTTACCTTTGTACATCTCAGGACTGTAACGGGCAGCATTTAGTGTTGATAATTGTTGTTCAACACCTACTAAGTCTCTACCATCTTCACTAAACTGCCAACGATATACACTGTCTTGTGCGCGAATAGGTAACTTACGAATACCCATCAATCCATCGTTGTATTTAGACCCTTGATTCTTATAGCGTCTACGGAACACTTTCTCATTGACACAGAATCCAAAGGTGTATACACTCACCACTTCTTTAATGAAGCTGAACCACGAGTGTTCCATGTCACCCATACATTGTTCAACAAACTTAGCCTTAGCCATCTCTAACTCAGTACCCCCTGTTGGGGCGACACTCCATTTAACACGACTAATCATCAATTCAAAGATACCTAAAGCAGCTTTAATTGTAGCATCTGCCGACATCTTACGGAATGTTCTAACTGATTGTGGAAAGCGTAGTTCACGTTTAGCTTGTTCTAGTATCTGTCCGTTACTTACTTGTAGCCCTG